CCGCTTTGCAGCATCTTCTCCACTTCCGCTTTTGGGTCGCCTTTAAAACTTGCCTGGAACTGCTTGAACTGCTGTAAAAGCTGAGGAAAGCCGCTCATCGACCCCGGCATCTGTCCGCCACCTAACGCATTGAAAAACGGATTGTTACTCATCGTCCTCTTCCTCCTCTACCTTGCGCTTCTTCTTGCCCTTCAATTCGCCCACAAGCGCCGCCAGTGCGTCGAATTCTTTTCTGGTGACAAACTCCACGCCCTTTTCCTGCGGGGCTGTACGGGGCGTTTCTGTGCGTTCTACGAGGTCATAAATCGTGAGGGACGGTTTACCGCTTGCGTCTGCCTGCTTGAGATAGACAGTCGGAGCCGTGCTGTCCCACAGCGCCACGGCGGCGTTGGGCGCAATCATCCAGTTGCGAGCCTCCTGCTCACCGGCTACCCACTGGACGCCGCTCTGCGCCACCGGGTTTTGCGGGGCCTGCGGCATCTGGGGTGTCATAGGCTGCATCTGCTGTTGGCGCATCTGCATGAGGTTATCCGGCATGGGCTGCGCATAATAGGGGTTCTGCCATCCGTAAGGTGTGTAAGCCATTTTAGTCATCCTCCTTGACCCAGTAATACAAGATGTTCTCGTTGCTGCTGTCCCAGCTGTCCCAGATCATGCCGTCGCAGACGCAGACCACATGGCCGGACAGAGCCAGAATATAGGTGCCTTTTGGGTGATCCTCCGCAAATTGGCCCACCGTGTAGCAGTCTGGGCAGGTGTCCGGCACGATGTACCGCCGATATCCGATGCTGCGGAGATACCGCCCCCAACAGGCGTTTGCCGACGGCATATCCCCGTCCAGATACCCTTGGATACAGAGCCGCAAATAAATTTCGCCCCAATCCTTGCCGGTAGCCTTGACGATTGCCCGCACGGTGCAGTCCCCCACATTTTTCCCGCAGGGGTTAGGGTTAAAATGGTTATACATACTCCCTCCGGTCATCGTATAGCAGCTCAATCATGCGCACGTATCGTTTCAGCTCCGCCGGGTCGGTCTGCGCTATGATCTCTCGCGCCAACTCTGCCGGATACCCGCAGGCCAAAAGCCGCTCGTACATTGTGTGCGCCTCCTTTACACTTCTATGATACAAAAAATCCGGACAGCCAAACTGCCCGGAAACTGCCTGTATTCTGCCCTCAAACTGCCCTGAAAATATTTTGAGAAAATTCGGTTTAACCTATTGACAATAGGTTAAACCTATGATATATTATAGGTACAGTAAAGGAAAGGGGTACGCGAAAATGTGGAAGGAAGGCAGCATCAAGGTCAACGGCGAGAGTTTTCACTACTGGATGAAGCAATACGATGAAGGTTCTAAATGGGGAATTAATGGAGGTCGCATTTCCAAACTGATGCTCAAGCGAAACGGCGAAATTGTTTGCAACTATGACAGAGGTTGGGACATGGAACCCGCCGACGAGAACACCCGTATTGCCACGGAGCATCTGATCCGCAGCGACAAAGGAGAATGAAAATGAAAACGATCTATATCAAAGAAATCGGATTCGACGAGTTCTGTAAGGTTAGCTATTCCATCCGGAAATCAAACAAGGGCTACCGCATCGCCCACCCGGAGGAAGTCACCGAAATTTCACGGAGTGACTACTACAAGGCCCCCGCTTCCGCGCGGACGTCTTACCGGTGTTTCCAGCGTGACCGCGATGTTTCTGAAATCGAGGCTGCCTGGTTTCTTGACCTGCTGGAAGCGCAGGAGGGCTAAGCCATGCCGGATAGTGAAGCGAAACGCCAGTGGATGGCGCAGAACACCACCTTCATCGGCTTGAAACTGAACAACAACACCGATGCTGATATCCTCGCCGCGCTGGAAGGCAAAGCCCGCCAGACGGAAATCAAGCGGCTCATCAGAAAGGGTCTGGAGGTGGAGCGGAATGACGCGTGAGCGGACAAAGCGGACGCCTGACGGGAAGATCTATCGCTATACCATGTCGGATGCCGCCGTCGAGAAGGAGGACCAGGCAAAAAAGCGGTGGCGTGCTAAGAACTACGCCAGGCTCACGGCGGACATCCCGAAAGAAATGATGCAACAGATCACCGAGGCCGCCGCCAGCAGAAAAATCTCCAAGCGGCAATTCATCCTTGAAGCACTTGAAGCCGCGCTGGGAAAATAGAAAGAGCCGTGTCCGAATCGGACACGGCTCTTCTCATCCCTGCATATCATCCGCGATCTTGGCGTAGGCACGCCGCCGGATCTTGGCGAGGCCATCTACGCTGACGTGGAGCAGCGCCGCCGCCTGTAGGCAGCTCTGGCCGTGGACGTCCACCGCCAGCACCGCCGCTTCTTCGTCAGGCGGCAAGCCTACCAGCCGGACGGCCTGCGCCGCCCGGGCCGGGGCCATGGATGACAACAGCGCCCGGATCTCCCGGTGTTCTTTTTCCATAGGTTTCCCAGACTTGCAGAGCGCGGATTAACCGCGTGGATGTTGTTGCCATCTTCTGGCCCTCCTTTCGGTTTTATCCTTTCCAGTCAGCCTTGGCCTCTCTCACGTCGATATGACAAAAGCTGTCATAAACCCCCACGCCGCCCCAGTCCGGCATGAGCTGTCGGGCGTAGGCCGCCACCTGCGCCGGGGTCTTGCCCCGCACCACAATGTCCGCCGCCATGCCATAGCAATGCTGGCTGTGGGCCACGCCGCCCACCTTGGCATTGTACTGCGGCGTCCGGTAGGCGCTGTGGATGACCACCGGAGCGCCGAAGTGGGCACGGATGGTTTCCAGCACCATCACCAACCGGGGAGCCACCAAAACAGCGTCAGACCCGTCTCCACACGCAAACTCCCGCACCTTGAAATGGGCGGAGAGCTGCTTGCCCCCGGAGGCGGCTTTGCTGTAAGCGTGAATCTCAACCATGGCTGCCCTCCAGCTTGTAGAGCGCCCGAACCATGTCGGCGCGGGTTACGGTCTCCCCGGCGTTGGCGTCCGTCAGCAGGCCGTGAGCCTTGCCCCATGCCAGCGCCGGTTCCTCCGGATTGACTGAGGCCGGGGTAGGAGCCGGGGTAGGGGCTGTGGTAGCCGCCTTCCGCTCCCAAAACAGCAGCAGCGTGGGCACCTTCCGGGTACTGTCCACCGTCCCGCCGGGGAAAATGCCCTGGGTGGAGCCGCCGCCGTCCAGCATGAGGGCATCCACCACGCCCAGCCCCAGCAGCTTGTTCTGGAGCTGCTCCCGGGTCAGGCTGGTCTTGTCGCACCACAGCACCACCTTGCCGTTGGCCAGCCAGCCCACCGCCGTCCGGGCGGCAGGCCGGGCCACGTCCGGCGTCAGCTCCCGGTACAGCTTGGTGCCGCCCTTGAGGATCGGGACGCCTGAGAGAAAGGATCCCCACCGGTCCGTCAGCATCTTCGGCAGTCCGTCGGAGCCGATAGACACGCCCCAGTCCTGGTATTTGTCCCGGCTGATGACCTTGCCGTCGATCACCGTCCAGCCCACCGGCCGGAACTTGCCGTTGAACAGATAGCCGTTGATGATGTGCGTGCAGCCGGTCTTGACCTTGATCTGCGCCGGGGTCAGCCTTCCGGTGTTGTGGTAGATCTGCGCTCTGGCGCAGTCAAACGTATCAACCATTGACTCTCACAGCCTTTTCCGGATGGCCGTAGACATCCCACGTCACATCGTACACGCCCTCGGCACACTGGATGCGCAGGGTCTCCCCGGCCTTCTCGGTATCGTACCGCATGACGTCATGGAGGTGCTTCACGTCCTCCGGCTCGGTCGCGGCGGGGATAAAGCCCTCCCGCATTTCGTCCTCAGTCCAGTTGGCCACGCCGCCGTCGGGATTCAGGTGGAAGTTGGCACCCGCCGCTTTCAGTTCGGCGTTGATGGCCTCCACGGCCTTGCCGTTCTTCTTGCCCTCGTTGATGATGTTCTCGTAGATCTTTTCCATGGTATGTACCCCTTTCAAATTTTCGGTTGAATAATCAACCGGTTTCAACTGTTCTTGTCCTCGTTGACCCGCTGGGTGCCGAAATAGAATGCGATGACCGTGGTAAAGATGGTCAAAAACTCCGTCCCGGAAATGTCACCCCGCAGGGCCAGCACCGCGAAGATCACCGTCAAGGTGATAGTCACGAGGCTTTTCACCGCCAGCAGATTGCCCAGCCGTTTCTTGATGTTTTCCATGTTTTTTCTCCTTTCACTCTTTCCGAATCGGCAGCTCGCCGACCTCGGACATGATAATTTTCAGGTGTCCGTTGCCGCCAAGGGATTTGTACGCCTGGTGCATCTCGTCCAGCGTTTCCCTGTCCGACAGGCTGACGCTGCCGTCTGAGATGTACTTCTGGCCCAGATAGCGCACCCGGTCGATCAGCAGCACTTTCAGCGCATCCACGATGGCGTCCCGCTTGTCATCCTTGGTCCACTTCCGCTGGAGGAGCGCGAGGATGATGGCGGTCACGCCGGAGCCGGTGGCGGCAGTTAATACAATTTGTAGAATTTCCATTCTACACCCCCTTAAAAAGTTGCAGTTTTTAGGGTAAAATCCGACTTGGTTTCGTGCAAGTCAAACGTCCGACTTGGTTTCGTGCAAGTCAAAAATCCGACTTTGTTTCGTGCATGTTAAAATTCAGGCCATTGTCGCTCGCACTGAGGGCAAACCCACCGCCCCTCCGGCACAATGGCTCCGCATATAACACAGTAGTCCATATCTCTATTTTGTGTAATAAATGGTAACTACAATCTTGGTTGAGCCATTGTTCACTCCGCGTACGAACGCAATCCTCTGAACGTTCATGAAATAGGCCAGCCCATTAGCATTTGGAAGGTTTGTAGATTGCATCAAAAAGGGGACTTGAGGAACTGGAATATATTGGGTGCCATAAACTTCATAAACGTTTGCCCTAAGTATCTGAGATACCCCAATATCAATTTGTTCACCATCAGTGATTGCCGAAAATTCTAAAACCTTCACATACACCGGTTTACCAAAGTGTCGCTCCGTAGTGCGATACTCAGTGCCCAGCTCCATGGGTGGGTTGACCCATTCCCAAGGGTTCCAGACGTTGGGAGCATTAAGTCCCATACGCTGAACAACACACTGATCTCCGGGGTTTGAATTGGGTGGTGAAAGTATAATGTAAATTGTCTGCACATTATCATACGTGTTGGGGTTGGCCGAGTCTACCCTCATAAGTCCTGTATGATATTTTGCTTCATCTGGCAATCCGGCAGGTTGTCTGGTTGGGTCCCAATGCCAAGTATACCAGCCATTCTTCTTGACATTATCAACGTTATCGGACGCGGTGAGCGTTCTGGCTGCTTCCCCCAGCCCAAACCCACCGGGGGCGGCGTTGTTATTCGTCCGGGCCTGCGCCTTCTGTTCATCCGATAGGCTCTGCGCCGCGTCATAGCGGACAAAGTTGCTGGAGCCGCCCACGGGTCCTTCCGGGCCTTGCTTGCCCTCCGGCCCCTGCTTGCCTTCGGGGCCTTGGATGCCCTGCTTGCCCGGCGGGCCTTGCAGGTTGCCGTTGGCCACCCACTTGCCGTGGACGGAATCCCAGATGTAGATGTTGTAAGGGGGCGCGGTACCCACGCCGTACACGTCACCGGCCTTTGGATTGGGGACGGCGGCCTTGAGGGCGTCCAGCGTATCAAAATAGCCCAGAATGGCGAAGCTGGCCCCGGCCTCGCCGGGATCGCCCTGGTCGCCTTTTTTGCCGGGAGGGCCAATGGGGCCTTTAATGGACGTCAGGGTGGTCAACGTGAAGGCGTAGACCCAGTTGGCCGTGCCCTTGAGGTACACCTTGCCGTAGTCCGCGGAGGCCGTGATGTCTGGCAAAATCAGGACAAACTGGCCGCGCTGGACGTCCGTACCGGTGAAGTCCTGGTTCATCTCGGTCACGCTCTTGTACTCCTTGGTGATGCCCACCGGCACACCGGCGGACGCCAGCCGCGCGTCGATCTCCTCGCCGGAGTAGGCGGATGTGTAGTAGTCCTGAATCTTGGCGAAAATTTCCTCCAAGACTGCGACTCTCTGTTCAAGCGTCATGTTTCACACCTCACACGATGAAAAGTTTGTTCAGGCGGTCAAAAAACAGCCCGCCGCCACGCTGGACCAACGGCCCTGCTTTTGCTTGCCCGAATTTGCGGTAGTACAAAATAACACAGCCGTCCGCGCTTGGGCCGCCCGGACCGCCTAAACCGCCGGATCCGGGTGTGCCGGGGGTAATGGTGCCGTTTCCGTTCTTCACGGCAATGCCGCCGGATCCGGCGCCGCCGCCTCCGTAGCCGCCACGTCCGCCCCTGCCGTACCGCCTCGGCTTGGAGGGGGTGAGCGTGGCCGTCATGCCGTCCGCACCGGAGCCGCCGGTCACATCAACGGTTGTCTCACCCGGCAGGCCGCGCCCGGAGGATCCGGCTTTGCCGTTGGCTCCCGCCGCCGGGCCGCCGCCCAGACCGGAGCTGTACCAGCCGATACTGCGCGGGGCGCTTGTTGATGCGATTCTGGTCATGCTGATTTTCCCATCGCTGCCAGCCACAGGGCCGGGTGTAAAAGCGTTCCCGTCTTCGTCATAAGCAATTGTGCCATTGACATATTGCTGGACGCTATCATCTGTGTACTCACTTACAGCCGGATCACGTCCGGCACCGTCTCCGCCGGGGAGGCCGTCCTCGCCGATGCCGCCGAACTGCTCCCCGGTGATGGGGTCGGTGAAGCCCCAATCAGGGGCAGACGCGCCCGCCGTAGTCATGCCGTGGAACACCGTATCCGTGCCGTCCGTGCCGGGGAGATCGTCCGGGCTGAATTCGGCGCCCTTGCCGCTTTTTCCGCAATCATAGGCAAGGCTTTTCAGCTGGGACACATCGAGATCGCCCTCGACGATTCTGCCGCCCATGCCGCCCTTGCCGCCGGGACCGCCCTTGCCGCCCAGCGCCAACGCGTAGCCGTCTACCCGATCCTCAAAAACCGGGTTTGACCACGAGAACTTAGGCCCCGATTGGGTATCCTCGCCCTTTTCGCCGCAGCGACCGCCCTGCCCGGCGGAGATCATCACATAGTGGATCGTTGTGGTGCCTTCCGGGATCTGGAACTCGCCGGAGCCGGTGAGGACTACCCGCTCGTCCAGATACTCCGCAGATTCCGGCTGTGTCGGGGTGAAGCCCACCAGTGCCTCCATGCTACTTTTAAGCGTCGCACTCATGGTGGTGTCCAAAGCCTGGATACACGCAGAAACCATTTTCTTGTCATACGGATGATATACGCTTACAACATGGCCCGGTTTCTCGTGCCCGCTTACAATGTCATTGGTGATAGTTTCGCGGCACCGGTAATAGTCCGCAAGGCGCTTCGCCACGGCGTAGGAATTCACCAGAGATACCAGCGTGGCGTCTGTAACTGATTTGATGTTTTCCACAGCGCCAGCCGTAACAGGCTGCGTGATTAGGCGGGTGTTGTGGATATACGCCTTGCCAGTCAGTGCGCCAGTGCCAGCGGAGATCTTGGCGTAGTTTGCGCCACTTTCCAGAATGGTGAAGCCTGTCGCAGAAAGAGAGTGCATCGGCTCGGAGAATGTGATGATATCGCCATTCTGCGCCGTGCCGGAGAATAGCTCCTTTACCTCCGTTCCCGCAACGTATTGATGCTCCGTTACCGTCACGGCAGAGATGGGGTCGCTATACCCAACCTTTCCACCGCTCAAATACATTCTGTTGCCTTGAATCACAGACGCCGTTCCGTCCCACAGGGAATCAATGTGCAAGACGCCGTTTAGGTCGGTTGTCAAATATGCGCCAATTGCAAAAAGCGCTTGCGCCAGGTTGTCCCTTGCGCTTTTGCCTTGCCCGTTTGTTTTCGGCTGGCAATACGGGAGCCAGCCGTATAGTTTAACGTTTGCAAAAACGCTCTTGACCACAACCGGAACCGCACCGCAAATATCGGAAATTACCTCAGAAACGGTTTGTCCTGTATAAATGCCGCCTTTATGCGGGATCGTTGCCAATAAACCGACCGCAGACCACGCTACGATTTTGTATGCTGTTGCGCCTGTCCGCTCAATCGACCTCAAATAGTAAGTCTGCATTGATGCGTCAGAATCGTTTTCCCAGAAACGAATAGCGTCATTCTTCTGAAATGCCATAATCGAAGGATCGTCGCATCGCACAACAACTGTCAGTGTATCGGCAGAAATACTCTCACAGCTTAATGACTGCTCTTGTGTGGGCGCAGCTTTTTCTATTCGAGAAGAATCAAACATCCAATTTTTGTAGGTGATCTTCATATCATTTCTCCGTAAACGCAAGCACCATGCCCGTCCAATATTCTGCAGCGTTCGTTCCGGTTCCTCTGTCGACGCCCTCCGGAGGATCGCACGTCATGTTTGCCGTGCGATAACCTCCGCTTTGGGTGTCGAAAAAATATACGCTCAGATTTCCACTGTACAGTTGCTCAAGCAATGTGTTCAGCTGTGTTTCCGTTAGAGGCATACACGTACAGGTAATAACTGCCTTGATTGCAAGTACGTCCTCCGTGAAACTGCCGTCCAGCATGTATCCCTCGTTTGGCCCCTTAATTTTCTTGTGTCCCACCTTGTAGCCGACCGGCGTAAAGTAGGATGTAAAATCAATTCCGTTGATTTTGATCGTTTTACTCATGCGCCGCTCCTTAATGTCTCCGCTGCATTGTAGGGAACCATCTTACGTGCCAAAACCGCGCCGTCAAGTTCTGTTGTCAGGTTAATTAAAATATTGCCGCTGCCAGATGCCAGTGCGCTCACGCCAGACGCAATAGAGTTCCCAATTGCTGCGACGCCGGAGGCCCCGAAATCGACCGATGCCGTACCAAAGTCCAACCCGGAGGTAATATCCCGCTTGATATTGCCGTATTCGTCATCCCAGCCCTCTCCCAAGCCAAGCGCCATGTTCTCGCCGATCCCCGCAAATACGCGGGACGGGGAGTGAATCCCGAGAACGCCCTTTACTCCATCCACAATACCGTCGAAGAAACCCTTTACCATGCCTGTTAGCCAATCGCCCATTCTCTTGATACCTTCCCAAATTCCTTTGACAAGGGCTATCCCGATTTCGATGGCGGCTTCTCCGATATAGCCTATGGACTGGATAAACGCGGATGCAAGATTTTTGATAATCTTAGGCGCTGCATCCAAAAGCTTTGGCAGATTATCAATTAGGCCCTCTGCAAGCGCAACAATAAACATCGCGCTTGCTTCAATAAGGGCAGCAAGCGTATCTGGCTGAGTCAATATTTCTGCAATCTGTACCACGCAATCAACCAACTGCGGTGCGATTTCCGGCATGGCCGAAGCAATACCTTGCACCAAAGCAATCAGCATTTGCACGCCTGCGTCTAACAATTGCGGTATAACAGACAAAATTGCTCCCGTAATTTCAGGGGCCATATCCGCAAGTGCCGTAACAATTCCGGGAGCTGCATCTACAACTCCCTGCACTAAAGCAGTGGCAGCACTCACAAGCGACGGCAAAACAGAGCTAACAAGCGACGGTAACTGCTCGGAAATAACCGGAGCAAGCCGTGTAATTAAATCTCCAAACCCGGTAAAAATCTTTTCAATACGCGGAAGAATATTTTCAGCCGCTTTGCCGACCGAATAGGTGAAGTTTTCAATCAGCTGGTCAAGGTCTGCGTTATCGTCTGCAATTCCGGTTACAAGGTTTGACCAAGCGGATTTCATCATGTTAACGCTGCCTTCGATAGTGCTTGCCGCTTCCTCCGCCGTTGTCCCGGTGATCCCCATTTGATCTTGGATCACATGGATTGCTTCAATCATCTTGTCGAAAGAAACGCTATTGACTGTGTCCGCTGTGACCTCGACGGTATCGCCCAACACCCCTGAATCGTTGATAAGCCGCGCCATTTCTGTCGCCGTGCCACCATAACCGAGTTTGAGGTTATCCAGCATGGTATAGTTTTGCTTTGCGAAACCTTGATAGGCGTTCTGGATCATCTCCATACTTGTGCCCATCTTGTTCGCGTTATCCGCCATGTCAATGACAGCCTGATTTGCTACCTCCGCCGCCTTTTCTGTGTCACCGCCAAGCCCCTGCAACAGCGATGCAGAAAATGACGTAACCGTGTCCATATACTCATTAGCGGAAAGCCCTGCAGTTTCATACGCACGGTTCGCATATTCCATGACTTTATCAGCAGAGTTTTTAAACAGCGTCTCCACGCCACCGACGAGCTGCTCGTATTCTGCGTATCCGTCGATGGATTTTTTTGTCAATATGGAGATGCCGGTTGCCGCTGCCGTTAGAGCAGCTGCGCCAGCCTTCGCCGCCGTTGCAAGCCCACCTTTCAGTTTGCTTGCCAGTGCATCTGCCTTTTTGCCTGCTTCCGAAAAGCCGCTGTCAACGCCACTGTCATCTACGCTGATTTTTACAAATAGGTCTAATAAATTCACGCTTTCACCACACTTTCTTGGTGATTTTCAAGAAAACGCCCGTGACATTTCGATAAATAAGGCGTATACTTTCATTGAAGGAGGGTTTTGCCATGATCAATTTCAACAAAGATTCCGCATTTGACTTAAAGCCTATTTTCATTGCCGAAGTCCGCGACGAGGTCAACGGTCTTTTGATCGCGGGCGAAGAGATCGCCTGCGCGTTTAAAACGATCCGCGACCAGCTTATCTTCACCAACAAGCGCATCATTTCCGTTGACGTGCAGGGCATCACAGGAAAACGGAAATCGTTCAGCTCTATGCCCTTTTCCAAGGTGCAGTTCTTTGCTATCCAGACACCCGGCCTTGTTGAACTGATCCCCGACAGCGAGCTTGTCCTGACGTTCTCCAATGGCTTTACCGCCAAATTTGAGTTCAAAGGCGATACCGACATCGGGAAGATCGGCCGCATGATCTCGGAATACGTCCTCAAATAACGCCTATCCATTTGCCGCCCCGTCAGGGATGGCTTTTTTTATCGTCAGCCCGCACCGCGCGACCACATCGGCGGTGATCTCTTCACATGTCCTGTTGTCCTGCTTCTTCGGCTCAATAATGTCCGCGTATCGCGCCTTGATGTAGTTCCCGCCCACGTATCGTGCCGTGTTTTCGGCCACAATTCGCAGCGCGTCGGTCACATAGATGCGGTATGCCTCGGTTTTTGCTCTCTCTTTGGCCCGCGCCACACAGTACCACAGGAAAGGCTTTACTTGTTTTCGCCCTCGGTATTCTCCTGCGCAGAGCCAGAGGATTTCCCGCTCTGCGCTGAGATAAAAAGTTCTCCAAACGCCTCATCCGTCAGAAGTTCTGTTGCGTCCCGCATCAGTTTTGCGAGATTCAGCGTCCCCTTGTAGGCTTCTGCACTCACGCCTTCGATAGCAGAAAGGATATCGATGATATCCCCCTTATGCTGCTTGAGCAGTGCAGGGAGCGCTTTACGCGCCCGCTGCATTGCAAACTCCTTCGCCGTCATTCCCTCTGGGATCTTTTCACGCCGAAACATGGCGGAAGCCTTCTCGTCCTCTGCGATGTTGGCAATGGGGTCAATGATATCTGCGATAACATCAAACACCCGCTCGCCATGAATGTCGGAAAGTTTCATATTAGCCCTCCGCCGTACCGGCCTTAATGTAGATCTCAAAGGGGACCGTGTCCTGTGTCGCCATGGAGTAGTGGGCGGTATACTCAAATGCAAACTGCCCCTTTGCCTTGTCGCTGGTCTGCAGCTGGAAGCCGCCGGTGGACAGTGCATTCATCAGGTGGATGGCGATGAAGCCGCCATTTTTATCGCCGTTCTTGTCGGAATAGTCGCCCACCAGCCAGATGTCGGCAAAGTCGGCGTCCGACAGATCGTTTCGAGGTGTGACCTTCCCGTCGCTGGTGCCCACATCGGCAGCACCGCAAAGGCTCTTTGCGATCTTGGTGTCTGCGTTGATGAACGTACCTGTCATCTTCGCCTCCCAGGAATCCAGCCGTTTCAGCTCCTTCATGTTCTTCGGACAGTTGTCAATGTCCTCGCCAAAGTCCGAATAGGTCGGCGTTGCGGTAAAATTCACGCCGCCGGTAGTCGCGCCGATTTGCCCCGCCTCTCCAATGGTTCCAGTGGCCGGGGTAAAATCGGTGGTCAAAATACCGGCGTTGATCTGCAATTTCTGAAATGCGTCGGAAGGAATTTTTGTGAATTTCATAGTTTCGTCCTTTCATCAGTTTTGCGACAGATATTCCACCGTGATGTTGAGATACCGCCGCTTGATGTTCTTATCGCTCTCGTCCGCGATGTTCTGGCACCACGGGGATCCGCGCTTGATCCACATTGCGCCTTCGTCATAGGGCACGAACGCGCCGCCCATGCCGATGGCGTCAGAGATTTCCTGTGCCTTGGCGTTGGGGATTGCCTCGCTTTCCGTGTAATACCAGAGGTTTACCGTCAGAGCGATTCCCCCGCTCTCCCATGACCCGGTAATCAGTTCATAGGTCAGCCACGGGAACGTCGCGTCCTCCGGCACATTGGATGTTGGATACGCCGGGAGAAATTGAGAAAACCACGCATGGAGCGCCTTATCCTTCGTCATTTCGGCAGCTCCTTTCGCTCCGCAGTGAAGAATTTAAGCGCCCGGATTGCCGGTCCGGCAGATTTCGGAGCCGCCTTTTCCTCCGGGTTTGACGTCACCCGATAAGTCAGCCCCGTTTCCTTATCCCGAAAATAATCGTTGTACTCAATGGGCACGTCCCGGTTGACCAGTGCGGAATACACCGAGGTCACGCCCTCCTGTTCCGCCCTCCGGGCCTCCATGGATGTGTCAAGCGCCTGATAGTTAAGAAACTCAGCGCCGTCAACCCATTCCGTGATGTAGCCGCCAGCGCCGTCGCCCGTGCGTTTCTTTTCAATCAGCACGCACTTTTTACCAAACGCATCCAACAGCATTACGGCTCCACCCCCTTGAGTTTCCGCCAGTCATTCAATCGGCCTTTAAAAGCATCCTGCCAGCCCGTCACGGCGCTTGCGTCAGCCTTCCCACTGCTCGCCTTGGTGTAACTGTACCCCCCGAAACTCTCGCTCGCGTAGGGGCTTAAAACGGCTTCACCGTTCTTTTCTTCCCACGCGGCAATGTCGATGGAAAGCGTCACAACCGCCTTCGGAACTGCCAGTGCCCACACCGTACCGGTAAATATTTCATCCGTCAGGTCAACCGCCGGATACAGGTGCAGGCCATCGTTAAACACGGAGCCGCAGATACGGAAATATTGATTGGTTTGGAGAAAGGGCAGCGTAATGCTGCCATTCTCCACGGTGAACGTGCCCTCGTGAATGTCCACAAGGAACCAGTTGTTCAAGTGCCGTAAGACCTGTTCAAGCATTACGCTGCCCCCCTATTTAGCCCGCACCAGCCACCGAAACGGTAGCCACGGCAATGCCGTCCAGATATTCAGCCCACAACTTCATGCCCATGATGGCGTACATATCGCCGGTAGCGCGGCTGTAATCGCCGTCGACGTGAACGCCGATCAGGTTGGTCTCGCCCTTCACGGTGTAGTTCAGGCCCAGCTTGGCAAAGTCGCTGTCGCTTGGGTCCACATAGTACAGGTCGATGTTCTCCACGGGCAGAGCAATCACCTTCTTGGAGGCAATGTACTTCTCGGGCAGCAGGAACAGGGTGCGGTAGCCCATGAAGTTCTCCACGTAGTTGATGCCGAACATCGTCTGCACGGTGATCTCCTTGTCGCCCAGGTAATCGTAAGCGTCGATGATGTTGGCGAAGCCCACCACCTCGGTTACGTCCTTATCCAGACCGGCAAACTTGTCCAGCACCTTGCCCTTAGCCATAGCCAGAGCACGCTGCCACGTCTTCTCGGTCACCTTCAAAGTGCCGGTACCGAGGAAGGTGTAGAAGTCGGTCAGGACCTTGTTCTGCAGGGCCACGAGGAAAGCCTCGTCAGTCTTCTCCACGGCAACATCAGCGCCGTACTTTGCCACGCTCTCGATGGTCACGCTCTTGGCATACTTGGAAATGTCGATGTCGCCGTAGGCAACAGGCTCCACCTTCATCTTGGTGAAGGGGATCTCGTCACCCTCAGCCACAGTGCCGCCCTTGAGACCGCCGTCCACGCTGGCCTTGTAGGAAACCAGCTTCGTGCCGGGGGCCTTGCGGATGGGCCGCATGATGCCCAGGATGTTCCGCAGTGCGTCCCAGTTATCAGCGAAGCGGGACACGAAATCCACCTCACGGGCGGAAGTGGTAAACTGCGCGGAAGTTGTTACGTTAGTTTTCGCAGCCATAAATAGCTCCTTTCAAAAAATCAGTTATTTTCGCTTGCCATCAGATCGGCAAGCGCTTTCTGGCGCTCCGCCGTAGACATCACATAGCGGCCTTTATCGTCCTTCTTGTAGATGTCCTCTCGGGATTTTGCGCCGCCGGTGTTTGCCGGGGGGTTGGCGGGATTCGCTCCGTGCGTCTGTGTGGTGGAGACAAGCCCCTTGTAGGTGCCGTCTACGAGCGCATCAAGGCTCTTGGTGTCCTTGATCTTCTCGCCGTCCATCTCCAATGCGGCCATTTCTTCGCCACAGCCGCGCATCGCAAGGTCCAAATTTGCGCCGGTGATGTTTTTGCTCTCAAAGTAAGCACGGACAGCCTTTTCCTTTGCCGCCTTGCTTTCCTTTTCTGTGATGTCGGTCTTAAAGGCTTCAAAAGCCGAGTGTTCCTTCTCGTACTTCTCCTTATAACCGCCGTCACCTGCCGCCTTGAGGTCGTCCAACTGCTTCTGGACGCTTGGCAGCTTCTCCGCGTCCGCCTTGTACTTCGTGAGATCGTCCTTGAGGGGGTCGACCACGCCCAGATGCAGCGCAACCAAGCGATTCTCGATCTCTTCGGTGCAAGCCTCGCCGAGAATATTCCTGATTTCCGCTCTCGTAAATTTCGCCATGTTATTCGTTCTCCTTTTCCTTGGCCCCAATTCTTCGGGGGCGAACGTTGTATAAAAACCGCTGTACCTCGCGGGTTTTACCGAAAACAAAAGAGCCAACCACCGAGAAATTCTCAGTAGCTGGCTCCTATTGCCCTTTCCCGCGCCCAATTACGCGGGAGTTGAATATTTGATTGTTTTCTTGACCTCTAATACGATATACCCGTCGCCCTTGCGCCGGATTTCCGCGTCATTGCCACGCCGTATAATGGCTTCAATGGCCTTGATGGTCTCGTTATCCATTTTTCAGCTCACTTTCCAGAATGTCCCGATACTGTCCCACATGGTCGGCGGCAGCTGGTTTCAAAAACGGCTGTGCCTTGTTGCCGCGCGTGTAATGCCAGTTGCCTTTCGCGTCCTGGTACACCCACGGCGTAGGCCGTCCGCCTCCGCCTTCGGCGTAAATGCCCGTGCCAAGCTCGACGTAAGCGGCATACTCATTGTTCGTGCCGATGTACGCCGCAGGCTCGCCTTCATCTACCGTATGGGTAATGCTGTTCCGCAGGTTGCCAGTATCAACAGGGCACAGTTTTTTTGCGTATCCCTCTGCCACCAGCCCAATCTTTTCAAGGCCCCGCAGCAGCGCCGCCTTGATTTCAGCGGAAACCTCCGCACTGTGATCCTGAATATCAATGTTCATTGTTGTCCTCTGCCCAATTTTTCCAGTTCGCTGGCAGTGCAGTCAATCAGCTCGTTATCGCTATCTCTTTCCACCAAAAAATACGTCCCGTTGGTATTTCTGATGTCGACAACAATGCCGGTATCTCCAGTACTTTTTACCTTAACACGGTCATATTCACGGATCATCCCGCATCCTCCTTGTTTTTCCTAAAGGCAGTTATGATACGCGGTTTGCTTTCGGGCGCATCCTTTATCCAGCCAGTGCAAAACGTTCGTTGCTTTGTCACCCCAAGTTCCATGTAAATATTAAAACGCACGGCTCCGCCGCCTAATTCTTTAAAATCCACAGCCTTTTCCATGTTAAACTGCCTTGCCATATCATAGCGCAATTGGAGCGGATTGTCTGACGTATATCCAACATCAAAGAATTGGTCTGCGTGTTTAGCTCCACTTTTCAGGAAATAGCCTGTGTATTTTTTGGGTGTTGTTATGCACTCCGCATTTTTAACAACAACAGTCTGCCGCTTTGTGGTTTTTAATTGCGCCCACTTTTCAGGTTCATTATACTTCAAATTCTGGAAATCTTCAACGGTATTCGGAACTTTTTTGTTCAGAACCGCCTTGTATTCTTTCCATTGGCGCATGTCTGCTGATAGATTCCGGCCTTTTTTGATAAAGATGCCCCACGCTGTAGCATTTTCCGCTTCTTTCTGTGCCGCCCACTCTGAATAGGTCATATCTGAAATGATTTCGTTTTCGCCTGTAACCGGGTTTCTGGCGCGTCTTTGGCCCGGGGAATTCACTCCATCCACATCCGCAACCATTGTACAGCGGCAGTTATACACGAGGTAGCCGGGTGCGGAAGTATCACCGGGGAACATGATGTCATAGCCATCGACTTTAAACGGCTTGTCAATATCCACCGTCTGACCGTCCAACATGGCGTGAGCGTGTCGCGTTCTACCGTCCAGCGTCGCAAGCCATTGTTTCTTGAGATTAATGCCCATCTTCTCCGCCGCCGCGTAGCTGTCCATGCGTCCGGCGTTCTGCGCTCCGGTCACGGCGGTTCTGGCGGTGCGGATGGCGGAATCCCGGCTCATGGTGGTGATCCGCTTTTGCAGGTCATCCGCCATGCGCTTGATACTCAACCCCTGTAAGATGGAGCTGGTGACACTGGCCGTAATTTGCTTCTTGCCGTATGCGAGATCGATCCCGCGTTTCAGTGCTCTGTCCTTTGGATAGTACGGCATCAACCCCGGCTGCTCCACGATTAGGCGTTTCACCGTCTGCTCGTCCCACAGGTCAAAGCCCACGTCCCCAGCCACACTCTCGATGGTATACGCCGCATAGTTGCGGTTGAGGGAGTAGATACCCGGCGTTGCATCATTGGTGTAAGACACCGCCACAGCGTTTGCATCAGTCACGCGGTGCGCCACCCTGTCACGCATGGCCTGATATCGTTCCCCACGCCCGATCTGGTTGAGCCGCCATTGCTTATAATCGGCCTCCGTCCATTCCTTACCGTTTTGCACGGTGCCGATCAGATCTTTCATTTCCTCGTCGCGCTTTTTGAATTGCTCAAAGTAAGCGTCAATGGTTTCTTGCAGCTCTTTCTCCGCCTCGCGGTATAACTTTGCAATGCGCCGTTCCAGCTTTGCAAGCTCCTTGTCAGTCAGCTTGTGGCCGAGGTCACTGTTCGCCATCGCCGTTCACCTCCGGCGCATCCGGTTCCGCAAAGCTCCGGTCAATCTCTTCTGCAGCCTTCCGCTTTGCCATGTCCTCGTACTGGTCAATGTCACCGTTGATCGTCAGCAGCTTCTTTGTGATGTATTCGTCATCGTAATACGCCGCGCCCAGCAGAATGTTCTGCGTTTCCTCGCTCTTGTTGATAATCTGATTGCGCGTGTAGCTTGGCTGATCTTCAATACCTGCCAGACGCAGGATTTCCACAATAAACCGCGTTACCTCAGATTCAAACTTATCCGTCTTCAAATCCAACGGCACATAGCTGGCCTTGATTGCGGTCGCCGTTTGATTCCCAGCGGATACCGCCGCAGCGTCAAAGCACTGGAAATCTTCGTACAGCTTTTTCTTGAGCATATCAATGGTGCTGCTGGTGCCCTCATAGGGAGCCTCGATAGTTTTACTCTCCACCTTTGCGCCATCATCGCCATTGGCGTGGGCGACATGGGTGGTTTTCAGACGCTCAATAAACTTTGCATCGTCCAGATCCGTCATGCCCTCGCAATTGGAAATCACCCAATAGATCAGATTGCCCTCGTCCACGTTGTTTACCATATTGGAGGACGCCAAATCCAGCGCGTCAATGGTATTGCGCTTGCCGACGATCTCGGAGAGACACCGCTTGTTGTTTTTCAGCGGCACGATGGGGAAACTCGGATAATTCCCGCCGTCATAGATTTCGGTTTCGCCGACCTCCGCCTTGCGCTCGATCAGCTTATAACTGCGCTTCGGCTGCATGACGTCCATATCCTCGCCGCTGGGCTGGAAATACTCGGTAAAGCCGTCAATCTCATACAGCGTCGCTCTCAACGGCTTATCCTGTGCCACCTGCCAGAACCGGATACCGGCTTTCATTGCACCGTCCTCTTCATCATAGAGGGGGACGAACTCAAGCAGGGAAAACACCCGCAAATGCGTCAGATCCCAGAAGCCGAAAGACACGCCTGCGATTTTCGCCTCACGCGCCGCATCCATGACTTCCTGGTCAAAGTCCGGGCATAGCTTGTTTGGTGTTCCCTTCTCCGCGAAGGTCACGCCGTTGCCCAGCAGATACGAGACCTCCTGATCCACCGCCAGACCGAAGAACCGGCTGGCCAGCTTATGGTTTGCCGTCCACATATCCGCGTGGGCGCGGCCCTGCATATCGTAGATGATCTTTTCATAGCGGTTAATGGTCGGATTCAGGCCGTTGTAATATTCCTCAGCATCCGCCGCCGTCTTATATGCGTGGGATTCGCGGTGCTCGTTGATCGCGCTTCGGACAAACTCCATCCGCGCCTTTTCATCCTCGCCCACCGCCACAAGGTCATTATATGTCTTAATCTCCGCTCACCCCTTATCTCAGAATGGAAACATAATCAGAGCTGTCGCGTTTGTTCCACAACCGCTTTACGATGCTGGCCGCGCTGTCCGGTGCGTCATCATGCTCCACGTTCCCGTTATAATCGCAAATCTGGTCGATATATGCATCATCCGTACCGGCCACAAAAACCACATTGCGCCATTCCGCCTTGAGATAGCTTGTGATTTTAAGGAATTTGTTCATGCTTTCGTGATAGGTAACGGCCCGTTCTCCCTTCGCGCGCAACGCCTTTGCCAGATAGCCCTTGTCCGCGTTGGTCTCGCAGTAAATCTCCCCAGCATTGAAGGACTTCCGAAGCCGGATAATCTCATCCATGCAATCGTCCACATGCTTGTGCCAAAGCCGCCCATAGAGGTAATATGTTGTTCCCTTCTTTCGGGCAATCGTGAACGCCGTGTAGTCATCGCCGCCGTATGCCGCGTCGATATGGCAAATGCCCTGCTCTGCAAGGCAAGGCTCACCGCCCATTTGCGGCGTGTCAAAGATCACATCATCACTGGCAATGTGTCGCAGCTCGTAGTTTGCTGCAAACAGGGATGACGTCATAGACGATTTAATGGTTTGCAACTCATCCCCGGAAATCAATCCAGTTGAATAGCAATCGTACTTTTCGATATTCGGCATCATGGAAAACGCGTCTTCCTTGTGCCAGGGTGTCCCGGTGTTAAAAATTCGCCCGCCCCGATTGCGGATATTCTGTAACTCCTGATAGATCGTTTTTGTATGGTCTCGCTCTGCGCGGGAAATGCGGTCCTGCACGTTTACAATATCGTCCGTGAATATGCGGTCGAAATGCTTGCCGGTCAAGGACCCGTTCACGCCGCACGCCACAAGCTGGCTCGTGCCCTTGTTGTCCGCTGCCAGATTCGTGGAAATCTCCGTCGCGGATACCGTTGTCAGGATCAGCGGTTTCCCGTGGATCTTCTCGCACAGCGCCTCCATGTATGGCGATAGCAGCAGATTCCGCACCTGCCGCACAACCTCTTTCACGTCCGCATCCGTTTTTCGCATAAACAGCGTTTTGAGATTTGGAAGAAGGACAATGGTCTCCGCCAGCGCAATCGAAACGCACGTTGTTTTATAGCTGCCGCGGTGCGCCTGCAAGGTTTTGTCCTCACGCCCGCGCACCATATCCTGTATCCATGCGTTGTGCAGCGCGCCCAGCTTATCAAACCCAACGGCATGACCGAACGCAATGGGATTATGTATCAGCAGTTCCGCCGCTTGTATCCGCGTCATTCTGCATCACCATCTTCTCCAACTCGTCCAATGCAATGCCCTTCGCGTCCGTCACCGCCACGTCCACGCTGTCACGCTGCCCCAAAAATTGTTTACCGAGGAAGATCGCCATTGTAGCGTTCTTTTCAGCCAATCGCCATTGGCTCCGACGCAGCGAAATTTTCCCCGCTCCGCGCTTTTGTTTAAATACCTCGGAAAAACTGGCATGATAGGTGCGTTTACACCAACTATCCAGCGTTTTATCAGTCACATCAAACCAGCCGCAGATTTCCTCAAGCGTGCATTGCAGGCCGCAGAGGTTTTCGAACTGCTTCTGATCTATTTCCTTTCTTGGCCTTGCCATACGCGCCCTCCTTTCTCGCAGTCATCTTTCTCGCCACCAATGTATGCAGGCCATTAATGGCCCCTGTAATATCGCCGGACTTAATCAGCCCGTTCAGTGTTTTCATCTGCTGTGTGGATAAATACTGCTGGTTTTTCTTCAACATCCTCCGCGCAGTCGCCTGAGCGTCAGTCATGCAGAAGCACCGCCTTTTCTCCGGTAAACTTTTTCCATCGATCAATAATGACGTCCGCATACTTCGGATCGTACTCCATGCAGAAAGCGTGTCTGCCATTCTGCTCCGCTGCCATGATCGTTGTGCCGGACCCAGCGAACAGGTCGAGGACATTCTCTCCCGGCTTGCTGGAGCACTGCATCTGGTAATCAAACAGCTTAATCGGCTTCATGGTCGGATGCTCCGCAGACTTGACAGGCTTATCGAAATTCAGTACAGTTGTCTGTTTGCGGTTCTTGAAGAAGTAGTGCTTCTTACCTTCCGTCCATCCGTAAAGGCAAGGCTCATGCGCGTCCTCTTCAATTTCGCTTTCACCGTACAGGCAAGGCTCATGTTTCCACTGGAAATCCTGTCTCCCCATTACGAGGGAATTCTTCACCCAAATCAGGCACTGCCGGACACGCAGCATCGAATCTTTACACGCACCACGGAAGTTATACCCTTCACTGTCGGCATGCCAGATGTAGAACGGAGCGCCTGGTTTCATGACCATCGCCGCATTGGAAAAAGCATCCGTCAGGAACTGCCTAAAGGCTGCATCTTCCATGTTATCGTTCTTGATTTTACCGGCGGTGCCCTGATAGTCCACATTGTACGGAGGATCGGTGAGAAGAAGATCGATTTGTGCCCCCCCCACAAGCTTTTGTACATCAGTCAGAGATGTACTGTCTCCGCACATGAGGCGATGGTCTCCAAGCTGGTATACATCGCCCAGCTTGCTCTTCGGCTCCGCCGGAATGACAGGTTCATAATCATCCTCGACAACGGAATCGTTCAGTTCATCACGCAGACCCCATTCAAAGTTAAACGCCGACAGGTCAAGACCGGGCAGTTCATCAGCCAACAGGTCAAAGTCCCAATCGCTCTCGTTGCTCTTGTTATCCACCAGCCGCAGGGCGTTCACCTGCTCCGGTGTCAGATCGTCCACGCAGACGCACGGTACTTCTTCCATACCCAGCTTCTTCGCCGCCAGAGCGCGGCAATGCCCGATTACGATCACGCCGTCACGGTCAATCACAATCGGCTGTACGAATCCGTACTGCTTGATGCTTTCCGCAACGTTGTTGATTTGCCGCTTATCATGCTTTTTTGCGTTTGCGGCATACGGCACAATATCCGCAAGCCGCCGCTTTGTGATTTCCATGCCATCCTCCTGTTTTGCTACCAGCCCCCACCCCTTGGCCTTACATAGCAGACTTTACCCGCCCCGAGGGGCTACAACGCCGCCCACATTGGGCGTTATTCTCTCCATTTAAGTTGCTTACACAATTAGCCGTACAAAACCGGGCAAGCATACTACCCTACACAACGGCCTTGCCCAAGGGCAGCCGTTACCTCACCACTTCCGCATACCTTTCGATGAACACGCCTCGGAGTTCGCTCTGCATGGTTCTGTACGCGCTAACCACGGAACTTTTCAGCCCTGCGCCGGTATGTCGGTCGCATCCGTTTCTTCATTCATAGCCGGAGCCAGCCAAATAATGATTATTCGGCCTGCCGCTTTCATACAGCGCACAGGCAAGCCCCTTGTAGCGGTCTTACCCTTCCACGGTGCCGCAATGCGGTAGCATACATCTGGTACGGCATTGCAGTCCTGCCCTGCTTTAGCGCTTCAGGGAAAGTCCCCGTCACTCGCTGTGGTCTCCCCTTACGGGGCACCTATGCCGTGAATGTCCCTCCTGGGACACATCGTTGAGAGGTGCGGAGGGGCCTGTGCCCCGATTTGTCAGGCTCTCAAAGTCCTATTGCGTCGTGGCTCGCGCGTCGCGCTCCTGAGCGACTTGCCCTCGTTGCTATTTCCGAGACGTCAGGTTGATCTATCGCGTTTCCTGCGACTGACTTTCACAGTCGGGTGCGACCCGGTATTCTGGTGCAGACGGCTGGGTTTGAACCAGCGCATACTTCCTGGTGCGGTGCTCTACCAATTGAGCTGCGTCTGCATACCCCCGGCATCCGCCGGGGTCAGGAGGAAAGAAAGGATGGATGGAAAGAATGAGGATACGGATATAACCCCGCACCCTCATTCTGACACATATTTTTCTACGCTTGCCCCGAATTGGGGGCAAAGACCAATTTTTTTTGCGATACTATAAAGGTTTACTCTCTCGCTCGCCTTCGTCCCATGCAAGCTCATCCAAGCTGACGTGGTAATGATTTGCTATCAACTTCAATTGGCTGAGAGCCGGTTCGTTCTCTCCGGTTTCGTACTTCCGTAGCGTATCATGCCCAATCCCAATCAGCTCCGCTTTCACTCTCATGCTTTTAGCAGGCCGCTCAGATTCTCTTAATTTCCGCAGCCGTTCCGGGAAGGTACTCACGTAACCACCTCACATAGCCGGAAATTCTCTACCACGGGTCCGCCCGCCGTTTCTGTCCGCACACTGACAAACCTGCCCTTTGGGTGGATGTAAATTACCTCTCCGCGCCGGAACGGATACAGTTGCTCATACGTCGGGTGCTGCCGTTCCAGCTGCGACGGTATGGACTTGAATCTGGCCCGAACCATCTGTCCAAGTTTCATGATTCCTCCATTTCCAGCAGCTTCACCAGATCCCAGAACTTCCGCACATCCAGCCCGGTTTCCGTCTTGATTTTGCCCAACCGATAGATCACGCTGTTATGGTGGATGTCCATTTCCTTTGCTGTTTTCACGCAATTCATATCATTCTTTGCGTAGATGCGCAGGAGCGATATATCTTCCTTCTGCATAGTTACCTCCCATAACGGACCTTTTTCAGATCCTTGTATCTGTCCGGGAATGGGATCAGCTCCGCCTTCCCGTTGATAATCTGCGCCAGCACTCGATCCATGTGCACCTGCCGGACGTCTGCCTCCGGGTCCTTGCAGTTTAAGGCTGGCCTGTATTCCCGCTGGGTCTCCATCCACTCATGCGTGACACGCATGATGCGATCATAACCCCAACCTTCCTGCTGGTGCATGGTCATCTGCAACGTGTCAACGGCAAACTGCGCTGCCATCGCAGCACCGGCCCAAAAGACCGCATCCATCTCCGCGTTCCGCCGTTGCAAATATGCGGATTGTTTAGCCATCCCCGCCGTCCTTTCTCTCGCTGTAGCTGCAAAAATCGTCCGGCTTGGGTGCGTCCTCCGGCGTGACCTGGACGACATGGAACATTTGGCACCCATACCATTCTCCGTCGTTGTTGTCCGCGAACCACTTGCAATCCTTGCACCGTATAACAGGTTGCGATCTTCTCCGCAACTTATTGCTTGCCGATACCCAAACCAACGCAACGGCATATATCGCCACGCCGAGAACAACTGATACCAGCGCAACACCGCCGACGATCATAAACGCCGCGCCAATGTTAACCATCACGTTATCTATCATTCGCATTGCCCTCCGTCCATCTTGGCCCCCTCAATCTCAAGCGCACGTTCACGAAGGTCTCCGAATCCGTACTCATCCTGCCAGCCCAGCTCCGCAGAGGCTTTTTGGCAACTCTCACATAGATAACACGTCCACGGAGTTCCATCAAAAACACAACTGCGTTCCATCATAGTCCCTCGGCAAAATTTTCGCCCACACCCAAAGCAAACATGGTCAACCCGCGTTTTGACAACTTTTCTTCCGACAACGTCCATGTGTCATTCCTCCCCGTCCATCTTCTGCTCCTTCACAAAGCCAAGAACCGTATCTAAAATCGCCTTGTCAATGTAAGATTGCAGCGCAACGCGGTTCTCAAAAACAATCGGCATTTCTGTAAGCGATTTGTCATAAATGGTTGATTTTCTGACGATCCATTCCCCTTCCCAAAAGTCGATAGAATAACCGCTACTTTTTGCCGCCTCCATCGTTGCCGACTTTGCCACACCAGTTTTAACAAAATAGCTTTCTCGCGTTACCCACGGGTTTTTGTAAACTTTCATCCCGCACCATCCATCTTGGCCCAGCAGTGTGGGCAGTATTTCCCATACATGACCTTATACTTGTGAGCCGTTGTCTTTCCGCAATGGCTACACATCCACGGAACGTTATCGCCATCACCACAGACTACCCATTCGGCATGCCGCACCGGGGCCACGTCGGCGACGGGCAGGATCTCAATATACTGCGACGGCTCAAGCCCTTTTGCCCACGCGTGCTTTGCGGCCTTAATCGCCGCGTCCCGTCCAATGTACTCAGCCATCGTCAGCCCTCCTCCACATAGCACCAGCTTTGGGGCGGGCGGTGAAGATATAGCCGCCCGTCCGTGTTGCAGTCCGTTTCGTCGCCATCTCCGCAAACATTTTCGCAAGACCAACAGTTTGTGCTAAGCTCCGAGTATTCCAGACAGTCTCGCCAAAACTCCCCCAGCTTTTTCGGTGCGTCGTAAATACGCAGGTCGGAGATGTGCCAGCCGTAAAGCGGTGTTCCGTGCCCATAATCCCATAGTGCCCCATTTTCAAGACAAGTCTGTAATACATAATCATCGCCAATGTCATAGATGCCATACGGATCGTTTGCTGGGGCAAGTCTATCTATGCGGTCGCAGGTAAACTCCCCGATGACCTTGCCATTAGCTTTGCGGATTTTCCCGTCTGCACCGTGCAGTTCAAGAATGTTGTGCGGATCCTTCGCGTCAGGCATCGTACAGTAGATGTACGCCTTGAACGGCGTATCCAGCTTTGGCCGCGTTTTGCGCACCTCAATGGTCTTTTCGCCGTTGGCGATCTTCTCCACCCACTTGGGGCGGATGCTGATAAGTACGGCTTTACTCATCCTTCATCGCCTCCAATGCTTTCTCCGCCTCCTCGCGGGTTAAGAAAATCGTTTTCCCTATGGAACTTTCCACGTATGAGCAGAACGGGATCGTATCAATGTCCCACCGTCCTTGTATTGCGAGGTATCTCATGTTGCTGACTTTGTGCTCTAAGATTTCTCCGGCGAACACTCTGAATAACGTATCGCCCACCTTGCACGGCAGCACCACCAGCCGCCCGTCCTTATCGGCTTCTTGATATTTTTTGAGTTCCATGAGCGCGCTGTGCAATTTTGCCATTTCCAGACCGCTAAAGTGCTCCTCTTGCATTGACTTGACTTCCCCGGGCGTCAGCCCCGTGTCCTCGTAGGCGGCAAGGCGCTCGCAGATTTCGACATTAAATTCACAGTCCTCAGTGCGGCATCCCATGCCGCCGCACGGTTTTTCAAAGCATCTCGGGTAATGCGCATGCCCATTTTCACGTTTTGTCAATCGTTCCATCTTCTTACCTCCTCCACCGGCATCCGTTGCAGGCCCCCTCATGGGCCAGCGTGTAGTTTCCGCATTTCAGGCACAGTTCGTTCCGCAGTGCGTCAATTTCTTTCGCCTGCGCTTCGATCCGGTCAGCGGCCTCCGCCAGATCGTCGCCCAGCGTGATCGGCGTTTCCCACTGGTTCCCCTCCGCCCATTCTGCGTGCTCACGCAGCGCATTTACGAGGTTTGTATCTCTCATAGTTCCTCCCTTATATCTCCGCCCCATTGCTCCGCCATGGCTCTGGCGATGCCGGGGAAGGTCTTGCTTCGGGCTTTTGCCCGTTCCTCCTTACTTCCGCCGCAATCCATTTCCCAACAGGAGTAGCGGACAGTTCCGTTTCTCAGAACCATCTTTCGTCCCTTAACCGGCTCTACGATGTTTGTTGGCTTCAAGGGGAGTACCCCTCTTTCCCAAAGACAGGTTTTCTTGGTTACGGCGTGTCCAAACTGGAACGGCTGAACAATTTGAGAATACTCAGGTAGACAGAAAATCTTGGATGGAACTGGATTTTCAATAACCACCCTCAGAATATCCGCATCCCAGAAACGCATAAACAAATCTCGTGCTAAGATACCCTTTTGCACTCGATCAGGCTGGAGCTGACCGCCTTTCCAAATGTGCCTTGCCCCGGCGTTTGTCAGGTATGTGCACGGCGGGTGCGCGATCAGCAGGTCCCACTGGTCAACGTCATGCGGCTCCCCGTCCATTGTGGTCACTTGCCCCCCCTCGATGGCCTTGAGCGCATCGCCCTGGATATGCCACTCAGGATGCCCGCCGGACGGCTCCTGAATGTCACAGGAATATGCCTCATGTCCCAATGCGCGGAACGCCTTACAGACTTCTTGAGATTCCTCGCAAGCTATCAACACTTTCATACGTCCTCCAATTCCCCGCCGCAGGCGGCATAACCGGCGAGGTCAATCCAGTTATCTGCTTTGCCGTGGCCGGTGGCGATGCGGGCCAGCTTAAACAAGCACATCATAGCCCCCACGTCAGCGCCGGTGATGCAGACGTCGCCGTCCGGGTTGACGCATTTCTGCCGCAGGTACGGCTCCCACAGCGCCGCAATCATGTTAAAAGACGTTTCCGGGCTGCCGTAATCCTGATCCCGGTCTCCGCACACGCACTGCTTGGCAGCGGCTAAAATCTCTTCACGGGTCATTCCTCCACCTCCGCAAGCCAGAACTCGCGACGGCAATCGGAACAGATGCGCCCGGAGCACTCTTCTCGCATCTTCGGGTAAAAGTTGCACGGGTTTGAAGTCAGACAGCCATCCATTTCACAAATAGCTGCTCCAGGGAACATCTTCAAGATCTCGCTCTGGCGGGTTTTTACGGGGTGCTCTGCGGCCCACTGCTCAATCACAGAAATGCACTTCTGCGGGTCCATCCCCTCCATGCAGCTCTTTCCATTACCAGGTTTTAACTCGCATCCATTGCATGAAATATGGGACTTGCACATACGCTGCATGTACCGGATATAAATAACAGCATCCATCATTCTGCCTCCTTGATTTCCACGCGGATCGTATCTCCGCTCCAAAATTTGTGTTCCACGGCACGGAACCACTCAGGGTTGTCATCCGGCAGGATATAGCCCTTCATCGCATCCACAAAGGCCTTGCCCAGCGCGCCGTGATTGTCAACGTCCAGATTGTCATTCCAGAAAAATGTCACCTTGACGGGGTGATTTACCAGACGTTTTGTAACCCCTGCTTTTCGCATTGCCCAGTGGGCCAGCTCGTGCAGCTCTTCCGCGTCCTTCTTCCGCTGCGACCAGTGCTTACCGGCGTAATACGCATTCAGGCCAAACCGCTTGTTCCACGCCGCTTTACCGCGCTTTGTTGCCGGATATGGGATTTCAAATGCAATCACCGCTTTTCCTCCTTGCCATCGGTAACGACGCTGACCACCCGGATGCGGCCCAGAGGCTCCAGCAGCATGGCCACCGCCTCCTTGGTGCCCTGCGTGTCCTCGCCGTAAATATCAACCACGATCCGCATCATTTCCCAGATCACCATCCAATTCCAGGTACGGCTGGAAGGAGCGCATTTTTTTGCCGCACCTTGCGCACTTGTAGTTATACATGGCATCGCAGCCGCCTGCTCCATCGTAGCTGTAATCAACTCCGGTGCGTTTCCAGTCATGCTGCTCGCATGGACAAAGCCGCTCTTCCAGCTCTGCTACTCGATAACTCAGCCGGACTATTTCTGCTTTCAAGCGCTTATTTCCAAACATTTTTCAATCATCCCCTCCTGAATTTGGGGCAGGCACGGACGCTGAAAGATTTCTCTACAAACTTCCCGCCGACCGTCCGTGTTGTGGGTATCGCATCCCATCCGGGAACAGGCTCAAACCGCGCCGCCCACTCGCAGCCGCCGTATACATTGGCGCAGTCCCAACAAAGCTGCTGAGACTGGTACGTCACATCCGGCGTCCTTGCCGCCTTCCATCTCCGGCATGGGCGCAACAGCTCGGCCAGCTTAAAATCTCCCGCCATCACACATACCCCCAAGCGTCCTCGCATTTGCTGCTGGGGCCTTTTGCGCCCTTACGGCCACCGCGATCTTGTTCTTTCGCCAGCCAGCGGGTAATGAATCCGCGCACACCACGCGCCGTTTTCCGCTTCGCCGGGTTATTCAGGCACCATTCCCGCATTTCCCGCAACTGCTGTATCACGTCGACAGCAGGGTACACGCCTGCCCATTCCTGGCATTGCTCCTGCGACACCGGATATTCAGTGCCGTCATTGAGGGGGATGGAAACCACCGGCGGGGATGCCGTTTGCGGCTCGCCGCCTACTTCTTCTGGATTCTGGATTCTGGATTCTGGATTCTGGATTGGATTACGGGCGCATTTGCTTTCACCTGCTTGCAATTGCTTGCAATTGATTTCAGATGTAATCAATCCGTCAGCAGGTGCCGGGAATTTGCTTACTTTGTTCCTCACCGTCTGGTGTTCGCTCCAGTTCGGAAAACATAGGTACGGTTCTCCGTCAACTTCATAGAGGATCACAGAGCCTATGGTCGCCAATTCTGCAAGCGTCTTACTGATCGTTCCCTCAGTCACACCTTTTCTGCGGGGGAATACAAAGCCTTTGAGCAATTCCGGGTCTGCGCTGCCGCGCCCATAATCATCAACGTAGGTGATCAGGTACGCCCACAATCGGAACTGAAAGTCCGACATTGCGTTGATGCTTTTGCTCGTCCTGATGCTATCCTTGATGATCCTGTTCGGCATTTGCCCACCGCCTTAGAATGGGAAATCCCCATCATCCTCGATCTCGCTGAAACCGCCCTGCGGTTCGCTCTGCGCCGTGTCCCCTCCGTCCCGCTTGGAATCGCCAAAGTACACGCTATCTGCCACGATCTCGGCGGTGCGGCGTTTATTGCCCTCCTTGTCCGTCCAGTCACGCAGCTGTAAGCGGCCCTCCACCACGGCCATGCGGCCCTTAGAGAAGTACTTGCTTACAAATTCAGCGGTGTTGCGCCATGCCACCACATCAATGAAATCCGTTTCCTTCTCGCCGGACTGGGACTTAAAGTCCCGGTCAACAGCCAGAGAGAAGGAGGTTACAGCGTTGCCGCTGTTGGTGCGGCGCAATTCAGGGTCACGGGTCATCCGGCCCATCACAATAATTCTGTTCAGCATGGAATAGCTCCCTTTCTGTAAATCATGTCCTCCCGGTTCCAATCCGGGTAAAATGCTTTCATGTGCGCCACAAGCCGCACGTAGATGCGCTCGCGGTCTCTTAATGGCCCCTCGTCATACAGGCGGTGGCAGCGGGGGCAGAGAGTTGCTATGTTCTGCTCGATCCCTCTGCCGCCCTGCGAACGCCGTACCACATGGGCCACCGGCGCGCCTGCGGGAGACCCGCAGATCACGCACTGGTGATTGTCCCGTGCCCATACCACAACTTTCACGGATTGCGGAATGGACGTGGCCTTTGTCATTTTGTGCATCCCCATTCCTCCATCATCCCCGCCAGCTTGTCCGGAGGCAGGGTCTCAATACCTTGCTCCCTGCAATCTTGTACGATCAGGTCGATCAACCGTGACATTTGCGCGGTATCGTAGGTGCTGGAACCGTAGTACAAAACCACCCTGACGCAGCCGGGGAGCTTGCTGGGCATGGTGTCTGTCTGCCAGCCAAGCCCGTTATGCTCCCAACCGCTCTGCAGCTTGTCCGCTGCTTCCGTTGTCACGCACACCGTTTCGTTGTTCCCGCCGATTTCTCGGATATACCGTCGGTAAATATCCGTCTTGGGAATCCGCAGCTTTTCAGCCAGCCGATCAACCAGAACCCAGAAGTACGCATTCGCATCGAGGCTCCGCTTCTCCCGGTGTTCTTTGATCTCCACGTCATAGACTTGACCATCTTTCAAACTGTCAAGCACCTGTCGCGCCTTGTTGGTCTGTATGCACAGCCAGTCACCGGCGGCATCCATCGTCCAACGGAACGATGTAGCGTTAACCTGCTGCATCGTTGGCCTCCTTGGCCTCGGCTACGCACTTCTCACACAGTGCATGGCCGTACAGTTCCTTCGCTCTCGCCGCCAGACGTGCCGCCTTCACCATTGCCCTGCCGTCGAAATAGTCCATCACCTGACCGCCGCAGCGCTCACAGATAACGGTGGCATCGCCCTGCGGGGGAAGTCTGTACCCCGGCTTCTGCTGGGGCGGAATGGCCGCTTTCTGGGGCCGCTGCTGGGGTTCTGCGCCTCGGTCATACTTGGTGCTGTCCTTATCCCAGTACACATCCGCACCAAAGCCCAGCGCTTTGCAGGCCACGGAAATTGCGTCCGTGAGGGCCATCTTAAAGCATTCGTCCGAAGTATACAGCCCGTTCCGCTCGCTTGCTACAAAGGCGCTGCCGCCGGTGCCGGGGATCGCTTCCGACCACGCCCCGTCTACCTTGACAAACAGGTCGATGTCCAGAAATGCGGAAACCTCGTTGTTGGCCCCCTGCTCCAACCGCTTGTCCGTGATAACATACTTCCAGCCGATTCCGCAGGGGCCGAACTGCTCCGTCAGCGCCTTGATGCGCCACATGGGGTTAATATCGGTCTTACCCTTCAACCGCCCCGCCTGAATGGACCGCTTGGCGGCCTCCGGCACCTGCCGAACCCGCTCATAAATCCCCAGATTCTCCATGTTCATCCTCCAAATTCAGCGGGCAATACATCCCGCGACCTTTTGAATCAAGCAGGTACTCGCCTGTTCTCCGGCATTGGAGCCGGGAATAGGTTTCCAGCAGAGGGCACAGCGCGCAGCACACATGCCCCTCCGGGAAATTGATATCCACGGTCGCCCGTGTGTAGAATAAACAGCTATTGCCCATTTGCCCTCCTGTAAACTCCATAGGCGATTGTCTCGCCGTCTTTGTTCTTCTTGATGACCGTTTCCTTCGTCAGCTCAACGCCAGCCTTCCGCAGGTCGGAAATCCGCGCCGTAAAGTTGGCGATGCGCAGTTTGCTCATACCCTCCATCGTGGTAATGCTCCCGTGCTTATCCAAATAAGCCAGAATCTTTTCGCACTGCGTCATATCAGCCCTCCGGGATGTCGATGATCGCGATCCCCATGGCCCGCGCCACGGCTTCCGGATCGCTGTCAACCTCATCCTTGAGCCAATCCTTCGCGCACTCCGGGCAGTAGCACTCGCCGTTGATCAAAAAACCCGGAGCCACATCGTCAAACGCATTGGGGTTCATGACGATGGAACATCTCGCGCACACCGGATAGATCTTCATTTCCACGCATCCCCTCTCTTCCACGCCTTCGTGGCGTTGGATTGCTGGGCGTAACCCGCTGTGATAGCGCCGCAGGTGGAACACCGTACATAGTGCTTAAACGGTGCGTCCGTGGACTGCAACCGCTCACCGCTGTCCATCCCGCACACCGGGCAGAGACTCAGCGGATGGCGCTCATGCCGGTTCTTTCTGTTCATCGCGCGCTCACCACCATATACGCAATGGTGATCAGCAGCAGGGCCAGAAAACTCATAAAGCCAATCCATGCGGAGGCGTCCGCCTTCCGCTGCTCTCTGGTGCGCCGTTCATGCTTTCTCATGCGGGTCCCCTCCTTCGATCAGGTCAACGATTTTGAATACCCAAGTTGCCGCATACGCCACGCCCAGGTTCATAAAAAACAGGTTCCAGCTCATTGTTTGATGTCCCCCTCTTTGGTATAAACACCGTCAAACTCAAGGCCATGCTCCCTCGACCAGATCTTGCCGAACTCCGTCATGATCTTCACCGGGTCAGGCGGAGACACCCAGATCACCCGGTATTCGATTTTTCGTTTCTTCGCCATTGCCTTTTCCTTTCCCCTGTGCTAAAATAGCCACAGGACACATATCTGAACTTAAGATTTGTTCCGCCGCCCTGCCCGGTCTGCAACACCGGACGGGGCATTTTTTATACTTCGTCTCATACACTTCTTAGCCGCGCTCATCGATTCCATTGCTGCGCTTTGCCCGGCGTCTCTTTGCCATACCGTTGCTGTTCTTAGCGATACATCACTTCGCTATTCCACCGCCATTCTCATCTAAGCATTTCCTACGCTTTTCTTTGCATTTCTCTTCCTTGGCTTTGCGCTGAATTGCTTCTCTGTGCGTTGCCTTTGCATAGCAAATCACTGCATTTCCGTTGCTACGTCAAGCATTGCTGTGCTACGCCATTCCGCTGCGATTCTGTACCGTTCTGAACCATTCCATTGCATTGCCTTGCGCATCTGTGCATTGCCGTTGCAGCTCAATACCTGTCTATTCCTTTGCGACGCCTATCGCCTCTAAGCCCTCCCGTTGCTTTGCGGAACGAGCCGTGGCCTTTCCATTCCGTGGCAAATCCCCGCAGGACCATGCCTTTCCGTTGCGCTGCGTTACTGGATCTCCTCCCATGTGAACCGGCCCTTGCGGGTCTTTCCTCCGCGATGGTTGATGCAGTTTGAAAGAGAACCGCTACTCATGTGGAAATATTTTGCGGCATCTCTGAGTGAGCGGAAAACCATTCCACTCTCAACGTGAAGAACCGTCTTGCGCTGGTTTCCATAGTCTTTTGGAATATATCCGTTTGTAAGTGCATCTTTGATGCGAACCTCCGCGTAATGGTGCCCTTTTGTTTCGGCCCATATCTTAATGGAACCATGTGGGATGCCAGATAAATCTGCCCACGCCGAACACGGGAGCCGTTTACCATTAACGGTGAGAAACAACGTTTTCCGGCGGTTATTTATGTTTTCCTTGCGCGTTACCCAGCGGCAATTTCCGGGACAATAATCTCCATCGTTATCTCTTCGGTCGAGATCAAGTCCCTGCTGGTACTCATTTTTCAGCGCCCATTCACAAAACGGTTCGAAATCTTGCCACTCTTTACATACGGAGATTCCTCTTGCTCCGTAGTTCTTGTAGGCATGGCATTTTGGATTCTGTGTTCGCTGTTTCATGGCTTTCCACGCCCAATAAAGGGACCTATTTCTTTGCCTTAATGTACTCATTGTTTCCACCGATCACATTCCCGTCAGCGTCCAGCTCGTCCCATACCATCCGGCCTTTCCCACTGTTACGCCACTGGCCGATGCCGGAGTACCGGCCATAGTCCAGCCATTCCCGGACGGCCTTCTCATGATCGTCGCAGAGGCAGACCACCCGGAACTCGCAGGTAGCGCCTGCGGGGATTTCCTCACTCATGGCAAGGCTGACGCGCTCGCCCTGCGCCGTCTGCGCTCTCAGGGGGCGCTGGCACTCACCAACGGGGCCGTCAAACTCCAGCGGGATCACGCGAGGCTCCGGGAAGATCAGCTTATCGATTTCCTTCTTGTAGGCCTTGATCTTCTCACTGGCCGTGCCCTTGACCTTGCGGAGACCGCCGCAGGTGTCCTTGAAAAAGCCCTTGATCTGGTAGTCATACAGGAACGGGGTGCCGTCCTCCATCCGGGGGAACACCGTCATGGCCTTTTCCGCCACGGCATCAGCTCCCAGCGCGGCAACTTCGTCCTCAACGCTTAAAGCATCCGGGGATTTGGAACCGATAAACTCCCGATATACGTCTGGGTTTGCAGGGCTTGTGCCAAGAATGGGTTCCGTAAATGTGATCCGTACCTTAATTTCCTTCATTCCTTTTTCCTCCTGTTATTACTCACTGCTGGATTCGAACAGTTCGTCCACCGTCACGCCGTACATCCTTGCCAGCTTCTTGTGGTACTTCCGTGCCGGTCGCCAGTCGCCCAGTTCCCAATGCGTCACACAGGACAAGTCCACATTCAGTTTCTTCGCTACCTGTGCACGGGTCAGGCTGGAACGTTCTCGAAGTTCCTTCAATGCCAAGTCATGTGCCCTCCTTTCGGTGTGAGAATTCATTGACTGCGGCAGAAATATGTGGTATGGTAAGCATGGGAGTTAAACTACGCGCCAAATGGCGTACTCTGTTGCAGAGGGGTATTCCATTTAGCAAACGAGTTCGCTTCCAACCGCCCCGAAGTTTGTTGCAGAGACTTCGGGGCGGTTTTTTTATCTCTGCCGCAGTCAATACCCGCCGAAACCTCATGAATGTGAGAAATCACGCTTGACACGACCCGGAAAGCGTATTACAATGAAATCGCCAAAAGACATTGCAAAAGCCGCTTTTATGGGGGCTGGTTTTTGTGTACCCTTTTCCGGTGGGCTTAGGTATATGCTACCTCACAAAATTCGGTTTGTCAATTAGCTTAACCGAATTTCATCGGTTTTGGATAAGTGCACAATTTCGGGGGTTGTTTATTATGGATGTTGTACTTGAGCGAATTCTGTCTTTGCTTCCTTGCGGTGAAAACGGGAAAATAGTGCGAGGGGCAAAAAAAGATTTTGCTCAAAGCATCGGGTATGACAGCGGAGATATTGTTTCAATGTGGATAAAAGGAACAAGTTTCTCTTACAAAAACAAACTTCATGAAATTGCCGCAAAATATCACGTATCCGTTGAATGGCTCCAGGGCAAAACGGAAGATAAGAGCATAAAAGAAACCCCCGATCCGAAGATCGAGGGTGTGGACGATAAAATCGCACAGTTTATCCGCTCCGCATCTGTGGAGGAATTAACTGAGATTTCACGCTATATTGAATATTTGAAAAGCAAGAGGAATAATGCATGAAACTGGGCCGCAGTCCAGTGGATGACAAATACAAAATAAACCAGGGGGGGCAAAAATGCCTGTCGGTGATTTTATTAAAGCCCACGGCGTAAGTTTTTCAGTGGAAAGAAATGGTGAAAATGTATCCATTGAAAAAGGGCTGCCAAATTTCGATAAAATGCGCGGGAAAGATACTATCAATTTTCTCCCGACGGTCGATATAAAAGAAGGCGATGCCCTGACTTTTCCTGACGGAAAAACGGTATATGTTTCCGAAATTTCAACAGAATACCATAGCGGTACCGCAAATTTTCTAAACGTGTACTATCAGAAAACGCCTATCCGGGAAAATCCTTCTCATCAATCGCAGACAATTTTTAATATCGGCACCGTTACAAACTCGGTAATTGGTAATAACAATTCTGTTTCTGTTTCTATCCAAGAGATGAAAGAGCGTGCCGAACGGGATGGTGGGAACGATAAGGAAGCCCTGCAAGAGATCATTTCTATTTTGGAAAAGATCATTGCAGGGCAAGAAATGCCAAAGCAGGGGTTGTTAAGTAAATTCGGTGCTTGTATGGAACGAAACTCGTGGATAACGGGGGCTATTGCGTCCGCTTTAATTGGCTGGCTAATTTAAGGCCACCTGAGTATCTGCGAAGCAACAATCAAGATTGAGCGTCAAGCGAACACTGCCATCGCTGTTTTGCTCCAAACAATACGCTTTGACATTGCTAATCTCAACGTCGCCAATTTTTACGCTGTAATAGTTCCCAAAGCATGAAACGGCAATAGATTGCAAATCTTCTCTTCTCATAATGAACCTCCTTTTCATACGGTAATTAACGGCGGCTATCGAACAAATCTTAACTCAAAAGGCGTAACATCATACCCGCCATCGGTTTCTTTCACGCTTACATGGGCAGCGTGGAATTGCGTATTTTGAGCAGCAACCTGATTGCTGGCACGAATGGCCTGATCCAGACAAGCCGGAAGATATTTTGCGCCATCTACGGAAAGACCAGACGCACAGATTGCGTCCATGCAGCGGTTCACAGCGTCAACCATTTTGGTGTCTCTGTACCATGCAATCATAGCCTCTTTCATTGGCTGTTCCTCCTTCAATAAATCTTAAAAGCTGTACCTTTTCTTTGTATGGGAGTGCCATGGCGGCAGACAACAACTCTTCCCGGACAATTTCAATGCCGTCCTCGACATTTATTGTACTCTGATTTTCAATATCATACAACATAATGTTTTGCGCTCCTTCCATTCGTACACTTGTTCGATTCGTGTTCCAAGCATATCATTTATGGCCCAGCGTTTCAATGCGCATTTGCACAAAAAACAACAGCAGTATTATATGTGTCCATTAGAAAGGACATTATATGGGATTATTTGATTTTACAAAAAGGAAAAGGGCTTCTTCTAAACAACTGAAACGCAAAGATTGTTTTGAAGATATCTATTCAAATTTGCAAAGAGAATTAGATGCGCAAGATGCCCAGCTCTATGCCATCCGGGAAGCGGAGGGATTATTTGAAAGCACGGGAGACATTGGCTCGTTAATTGATTTTTGGGAAAACCTGTGGGAAAATGGTGGTTTACTATTTAACGGGTCCACATGGGCTTTCAGGCTTGCGGATTTGTACATTAACTTGCAGCAATATGATGATGCTATACGTGCGGTCAATATGATCTCAAAAGATCTATATAGTGAAAAAGCGGATTATTATATCAATAAAATTAACAAACTGAAAGCAAAGGCAAAATAGAAAGCCCCCGCCGCCTCTGCAACAAACGGCGAGGGCCGGAGGGCAAGCCTTGGGGGGGTTGGCTTGCCGTGATGTAACCATAGCAAAGCTTGGTTGGGCAGCGCAATGACCAAATGTGGGCAACGGGCAGTATGCTACCGAACCAGATTTGAGATTGCGTCTGCCCATATCTTACAAACTTAATACAGGAGGCCGATTTTTTTGACGATCCAAGACCTATGCCGCGAAAAAAGAGCCGCCCTCAACATGACGGCTCAGGACATTGCCGACGCATCTAATGTGCCCCTGTCCACAGTCAACAACTTCTTTGCTAACTCATCCAAAGCACCGTCTATTAACACTGTGGGGCCAATTTGCGCTGTTTTAGGCATCTCCTTAGATGAATTTTTCGGTATAGGGGATCACTATACGGCAACAGAAGAAACCCTCCAGGCGGAGAAAGTCGGCCTCGAAAAGCATTTGTCCAGCAAACGGCAGATCATTACGATGATGGAGCAGGGCGTGAAAACCCGGAACCGCATCATTGCCGCTTTGCTGGTTTTATTGTTTTTATTCATAACCTATGCGTTGTACCTTGATACCAATTGTATTCAAATCGGCTTTTGGAGGGGATAGCATGAGAGTCGCACTATATATCCGCGTCTCGACGGAAGAACAAGCACGGCACGGCCTGTCATTGGGGGATCAGCGGGAATCCTTGTTGGCGTATGCCGCAAACAACGGTATGGAGGTGGTCGGTGTATACGAGGATGCCGGGATATCCGCGAGAAAGCCATACCGACAGCGCCCAGCACTTCTACGCTTATTAGCAGATTGTAAGGATGGGAAGATCGACACGATTTTATTTGTCAAGCTGGACCGTTGGTTCCGCAGCGTAGCCGGATACTACGCCGTGCAGGAAGAATTAGACCGCTGCCACGTCACATGGCAGGCCACGCGGGAAGATTACGAAACTCGCACGGCATCCGGGCGGCTAAAGGTGAATATCATGCTGTCGGTGGCACAGGACGAAGCTGACCGCACCAGCGAGCGAATCAAGGCCATTAACGAAGGCAAGCGATTGAAGGGCCAGCCTACCACATGGAGAACACCCATCGGCATCTGCGTGAAGAACCGGCACTACGCCATAGATGAAGAAACCGCAGATGCGGCGCGAGATATGTTCCCTGCCTTTATACGGCTGCAAAGCATCCTTGCCTTAAGGCGGTATATGGCAACGGAGTGGGGAATCAAGCGCTCGTACAACAAATACAAGGATGCTTTGTCGAATCGATTGTACTTAGGCGAGGCGTTCGGCGTGGAAAACGTATTGCCCTCGCTTGTCGATCAAGAAACCTTCGACCTTGCCGGAAAAATTTTGGAACGGCGAAGCCAACGGAACGCCAGTGCGGATCGAATATATTTGTTTACCGGGATTCTCCGCTGCCGGGAGTGTGGGAGAAACATGCAGCCGGAGACTGTAAAACAGGTGTACAAGTACTACCGATGCAGAACGCACACACTTGACCCAGCCGACTGTCCGCACATTCTTAGAATCCGAGAAGATGTGCTGGAGGATTACCTCTTGCGCGAATTTGAGGGGATCGCAAAAAAGTATTACTCCAAATCAAAAACCGCAGAAAAAAAACCGCCCAAAACGGCGGAACAAATCAAGCGGAAAATGCAAAAGCTAAAAGAATTATATCTGTCGGATTTGATTGAAATAGAAGAATACAAAAAAGATTATACGAAATTAAAACAGCAGCTCACTGCAATAAACCCGGAGCCTATAAAAGAATTTGATCTTGAAACCTTACGGCGGGAATTGAAGGAATATCCTGATTTAGACCGGCAGGCAAAGAAAGAATTCTGGGTACGCACGATCCAGCGCATCGACGCAGACAATGACGGTGCGTTTTTTGTAACGCCAAGTTAGTCTTATTTTCATGTCACAACGCTAACATTAAAATATAACTAACCCCTCGGCATTTGCCGAGGGGTTAAATTTAGCTTTCCAATTTCCGCATGACGCTATTGTAAACCCGCTCGTTGACCACTTTCAAGCTGTCCATCAGCTCGTCCATGACCTCCCACGCACGGGCTGGGTCAACGTTAGATACCGCCCGGAGGAATTCGCTGTCAGGCGCGGGAGCCGCAGAATACGCATCGATCATACGGCTTTCCCTCACTGGCTCTCGGTTCTGGTTTTGGATGGTATACAGCGCCGCCAGCTTTTCATAGTTTGCCCAGCTGGACTCCTCTGTTTCTAACCGCTTGATCCATAGCGCCACTTCTCGATCGTCAATCATTGGGGCCTACCCCCTTAATCCTCCATCATGTCCATTGCACGGCGCAGGGCGTCCTTGATGCGGTCATCGTCGGTCTCACGCATCATATCGTTGATCTGGCTACGCAGATGCTCGGTAGCGTCCGTGCGGCTGTAATGGCCACGGACATAATGTCTCCGGGCATAGGAGCTGCCACGGCTGTAACCGCGCAGGTCATCGTCCAGATACCGCCCGGAATAGCCGCGCTCGTCCATTGCCTCGATCTTGTCGATGTTTTTGATGGTATCGGTCAGCTTGTGGGCAATGTCCAGATCCCCGGCACCCAGCTCGCCTTTGCGGATCAGTTCATCCAGCTCCTTGCAAAGCATATCACGCAGTTCGTACATAGATTTCATTCCCATTGTGTTCTCCTTTCTCAGCTCACACGGTCGATGGTCAGGTTGCTATTGGCAAAGCTGACCGCCTCCGCGCTGGTGTTCTTCGCTGCCACAGTCACGCAGCAGCCACGCGGAACTTCCACAATAGCGCTGACGTAGACGTTAAAATAGTTTTCCACCGCAGCAGGTGTGACGGTCGCTGTAGCGCCGTTGAGCGCTTCACCGTTGACAGCAAGCGCCGTGGTAATTGCACCTACCGTTCCACCCGTGGGAACGGCAATATTTGCGCCAAAGCTCACCTTAAAGCGCGCCTTGCACTGCTGCGTCAGTCCGCGAAGGGTAACAAGGCCACTGCCATCGCGGTGTACGATGCAGGGCTTACTGCAAGCAGCCGTCGCAATCATCGGCACATTCTGGCCAGCAGGAACGGTAACAACGCCAGCATTAATATATTCAGCCATTTCCCTTTTCCTCCTTCGTCAAAGTTGTTGCTGCTGCAAAAGGGGGAACAAACCCTTTTGCGAACATATCTACATAGTCTGGCTTAAAAAGCAAGTCGGCTTTATGCAACAAGTCGGCATAGTTTGTAAGCTCAAACATACTCATTTTGGACTTATCCATAGTAGCCAAGTAGTCCAAAAACTCTTGTTTCAACTCGTCAATCGTTTTCATGCGTTCAGTCCTTTCTAAAAATACAGCGGCAGGGCTATTGCCCCGCCGCTTTGGTTTAGCATCGACACGGGGCCGACCATTTTGCCATTATCGGCAAAAAGCTACGCTATGCAGTTGTCAGCAGCCGCAACCGGCAAACTGGTTGCAGCAATAGGGGTTCTGCACCGTGTAGGCCGGAATGGGAGAGGGCCGGAGCTGAGACACCAGATAGCTGTTCTGCGCCGCCTGAGACGCGGCCAGCTTCAAGCCCTGATTCTCGCTCTGGAGATCCTGCAGTTTGCTCTGGGTCAGGAAGTCCAAAATGGCGCGGCTGTTGCTGTTGGCATTGTCGATAATGTCCCGGGTGGCGTTCTGCACCGTGTTCCGGGTGTCGCAAGCCTGCGCCGCCATATCATAGCGCACGCCCTCGATGCTGCGCTGGGTGTTGCAGCAGCACTCGGCGGCCTGCATCTGCATGGCAGTCAGCTGTTGCATGAGTGCCGCCTGCTGGTTGGCGCGGGAAAGCTCAGCCTGCCCAAAGCCGTTTGCCATCGCCATGTTGGTGCCGTTGATAAGCTGCGCCTGCTGGTAAAATCCGTCGCAAAGGCCCTGATTTACACTGTCGATCTTGCGCTCGACATTGGCAAAATCAGAGGTCAGGACATAACCGTCCATCACGCCGTTGCCGCCGCCACCGAAACCGAAGCCGTTACCCCAGCCGCCGAACGCAGCGAAAATGAGGAACAGCACGATCCACC